ACCAGCTTCTCTACTTTCCCGCTTCGCATGTGGACGTACATCGGCCTGTTAGTTGCCGGTGCTGCGTTTTTGTATGGTGCATGGATGATTATAGATACCCTCGCCTTTGGTAATGCAGTTCGCGGCTATCCATCATTGCTTGTGTCTATCCTTTTTCTTGGAGGCATACAGTTGATTGGGATTGGAGTTCTTGGTGAGTATATCGGAAGGATTTACGTGGAAGTGAAAAACAGACCTCGTTATGTGCTGAAGGGACGAAAATGATAAGAAATATGAAAAATGATAAGTCTATATTTTTAATATCGCTGGCTCTATCATTTGTATACATATTGCCATTTATCATTAATAACAACTATGTTGTAGATGATTGGCTTAGGACTGATACCGGAGTTACTGCTTGGGAGGGTAACGGGAGGCCTCTTTCCTCTGTCATAATGGCTGCGATTAGCATGTTTGGCGGAGGTTTAAATTTCTTTGGGGATGGTGTTTTATATGATGTTTTCCCGCTTACCATTATATTATGCGCCTTTGTGATGATCTTTTGCGGGTATCTTATCTCTGTTGAGCTAAGCCTGAAATCCCCAATTGCTAAAGCAGCATGCATGTTACTACCTCTGACTTCAACTTTATTCATTGGTAATATTTATTTCAGGTTTGACTCTTTAATAATGTCATTATCCTGTCTCGGGGCTATTTTACAGGCAAGGATGAGCGCAGAGAGAAGTATTGTCCGCTGGATTAGTTCGGTGGCGATTGGGTTTATTTCAATATCAATATACCAGGCATCTATACCATTCGTTTTATCTTATCTTGCATTAATGTGCTTTATGAGGTGCTGCAATGAAAATAAAAATGATGTTATTAACTTAATCTTAAAGGTATTTTCATCTCTTTTCTTTTCGTTCTTGCTTTATAAAGTAATGATGCTGGTGTTTTTTGATGGAGATTCCTATACATCCGGATACACGGACACTCACTCTGAGTTAATTCCACTTTCAGTTGATGGATTAAAGATATTTGTAAATAATTTCTCATTGTTTATAAATATGCTTTACAAGGTTACCGCATTTGCTCCTAGTATTATTTTGTTAACATTGATAATTATTATGTTGGTAATTTCATCAATAGAAAGAAATAAAATAACTGCATTTTCAGTGCTTGCATTTGTAGCAATAATAGTTCTCGGATTTGCTCCTTATCTGGTTTTGAAAAGCCCTATAGTAGAGCCTAGAGTGATGATAGCCGCTGGATTATCATTTTGTGCACTACTAAAGGGTGTAGAAATGATGAGTAAATTAGGTGCTTTGTCAAAATCATTGATTGTGGTAATTATTACTTTCAATTTTAGCCAAGCATATGGAGTATCGAATGCTTTCAAAATATATCAGCGTATAGACAGAGTGGTCGCTCAGAATATTGCCTACAACCTAATTGAATGTGGTTATAAAACAGGTGATAAGATAGTAATATCTGGCTTCCCGTCTTATCCAGATTCTGTCAAGAGAACATACGATGCTATTCCGGTATCGCAATATCTTGTAGGTTCTGCCTTTGCAAACTACAGGTTCAAGTATAGCCTTATGAAACAGTATGGCATATCATCACCTATACCAAAAGATGAAAGGTTTAAAGGAGATGGAGAGATTATGAAAAACAATAGCCTTATTAAATTAATTAAATACAAAGATGGGTACAGAATATATATAAATAGAATGTAAAATAACGCCCCTTAGAGGGGCGTTATTATTTATAGCACTGAGTCATATTGAACCAGAGGTTTAAGACTGATGGTTACATCTGTTTGATTTGTTATCGCTGGAATAACAACACCAGATGGTCCGACCGCAATGTTAGCGATAACACCTGTCGTAGATGACCTCACAACATCTGTCGATGTGCCAGTAGTGCCTGTGTTAGCTAGTTGTACCTGCCTTGCTCCAAATGCATCTCCAGATCCTGCAATGGTTGCCTGCCAAACCCCTCTAAATAAGCTGGCTGGAATTGAAGTTGACGCCGATCCTGCTGGAATAGAGATTCTTGTATTGTCGTAGAAAATTATGTCTGAGGCTGACATTGTGCTACGAGAACCAATGCTTAATGCCTGGTTTCCAGAAAATGATATATATGTCCTTCCATCCAAAACAAATGATGATAGCAACCCCGCCTGGTTTAATGTGTTTAAATCCACAATATTTCCATGAGCGATGATTGATTTGGGAATTCCAGAAATTTTATATCCAATTACACGATAGTTAAGCGACAGGTTGTTCAGTTGCTTAACGCTGTTTCCCACCAAACGTATGCGCTGACCTCTGTAAACTTTGTTAGCCTCCGCTCCAGCATTCACAGCTATGCCCTCAGTCGTATTGTTGACTGTGTTGCACTTCATTACAACACTATTGTGGCTGATATCAATATCCTGGAAAACGGCATAGTTGTCGTCACCAGCACCTGTGCTTATTGCTACCCCATCGTATGCACGGAGTTCACAGTAATTATTGTGTATCTTGACAAAAGGGTCTGGGTATGTGGCTTGCGTGGCTTCGCCACCACCACCAACATCAATGCATCGTGTATACTTAGCACCGATCAGTAGGCCTGTAGTTTCACTGGCAGGTACATCACGGGAACGGACATAGTTATCAGCGACAATCAGGTTATATGGTTCATAGTTGGGTGCCCAACCGGGTCCACACTTAGCGTAGATACCTACAACCCCATGCTCCAGGCAATGATTGTTTGCGATGATAGCCTGGCCTCCACCATGGAAGTCAATACACTTGCGGCGGCAGTTACGAATCATATTCTCTGTAATTGTTACATTACGGATTCTTCGGTTTCGACCATGTGTGATACCGTAGCCTGGGTCGTAACTTGCGTTCAGTACATCATCCCCATCAGGATGTCCGATGTCTTCGATGTTATTCGCCATGTAGTTCAGGCGATACCCAGAGAGGACGTAGATGCCTGCACTGTAGCACTTGCGAATACGTGTGTTAATAACCATCACGCCATCAGGTACATCTGCATCTGTGGTGTAATCACTTGCACCATAGGCTGCTGCTGTGTTACGGATGCCAATACCTACCGCACCAAAGTTAAACCCAGAGATGTCACAGTCATTGATAAGAATACCACGGCATGCACGTTGAACCTTCACACCGCAAGCCCAGCTACCGATGTTGCCGCCAAGGAACTTGCCCCACGTGTTCTGCCAACCTGAAGCTTGGCTACCGTCTGCATTGTATTTAGGGAATTGACCTGTAACACCAGCGTATGCGCCACCAGTATATGCGCTGGTATCAAGGGCATTGTTTGGTGCAAGAACTAGAGCAGAATCGTACCCGAATCTGGCTTCTCCTTTCTCTGCATACCCAGTTGTAGTATCAATTGCAGGGAAGACTCCCGGGCCCTTGATAGTTAAATCAACAGTAACATGCTCACAGGCTATGAGGCTTAACGCATCAAGGCCATGCGTCTTAACCAGCAATGTTCCATTATGAATTTTGATACCCTTCTTTCCAACCAATGCAAGGCATGGGCTGTAGTTATAAGTACCGTCAGAAAAGTCGGCTTCATTTGGATATTGAATAGCTAGCGCATAATTCTTACTTATTAGAAATGTGCCACCAGCAAGATCAAGATCACCATCAGTTTCGTCTATAAATTTTTGAAGTGCTAATGTGTCATCATCTTCACCATTGCCTATTGCTTCAAAATCGAAAGGGCTTTTCCGCTCATTAAGTTTATCTTCTACGGTGCGATCGCCGTAACCTACTAGTGAAGATCCTTTATTTTGAGCAAGAGCAGCTCTCAAACTAGAATCACCGACGCCAATCCACGCACCAGGGCCAATTCCACCAGTACTCGCCGGAGTTGAGTTTTCGGGAACTACTTTAGGACCACCTGCAAATGAACCGGTCCATTTGTAGTATTCCCCATCAGCTGTATTCAGCAGAACTTCGTTCGGGTTGTTTATCGTTGCGCCAGTGGTAAATGTTTTGCCAGTGAGGATCACATAGCCGAACGCTGCCATTGCCTGCTGGGCAAGGTAATTAATGCCTTCAATAGTGTAGTGCTTCTTACCGAAGCGATCGGTATAGGTCCACCCCATAGACGTGACAAATTCATCAATCTTGCCTGCGTTAAACTTCAGATCATGCGGGGATTCACTCGGTACTGGCAGATTAGTAGGTGTAGTGGCCATATTTATTCCATAAAAAACCCGGCACGGTGGCCGGGTTGGGGTTAGTCGGGGACGGTTCTTATTGGTAGATGGCGTCGCTGTATTCTGCGACGGTCAGAGATACCGTGTTATCGGTGTTCGGTTTGATGCTGTTGACCGTCCATAGCTGACTGTCCAGTTCCTCCACCGTCGCTATGAGATAGCGCGACGGTAGCTGCACAGTGTCACCGTTCCATATGTTGAGATGTATGTTGGGTATTGCCGCAGTGAAGCCATACTTCGTGTCGCTTCGGGCCGTGGCCGGATAGCGCAGCGTCGGGTTGCCCAGACTGTCGGTCACCAGCACATACATCGAACCGGTAAACGTGATCGGCTCGCTGGTATCAAAGTTATTACCGGCGCGCCCGGTGATGTAACCCTGTTGCTGGTTGCTGTCGTAGATGTCGGGCATCTGAATGACGCTACCGACCTGGATAATGCCGTCCTCAAACACTTTGGCGTTCATCTTCACCCGAGAGTAAATCAGGCGCTTGGTTTCTCGCAGAGCTCGTTCTCGGGCCTGGTACTCGTTACGGAAGCCGACTATCTCCAGCTTGTTCGGGTTTTCCGCTTCCTGCTCGACTATGGCGCCGTTCAGCACGCGGTAGTTGATGTACGTCTTATTGTTCGTGGTCGGGTGGACGTAGGACACCTGCACGCCGTCATAACCGCCTGGAAGAGTAGCTTCGTACGTCATTTTGTACTCGCCAGTCTTCATGTTGGCCCGGTTGAATACCGCCGCCGGGTAGTCAACCTTCTGATCGCGGGTAAACGTCAGCACGCCGTCGTCCCAGTACGCCACAACCGACGCAGCATTGCAGATCGCCTGTACGCGGTCTCCCAGTGAGTCGTTCTCGTCGTCGAACGTGTAGTCGAAGTAACCCAGGCGCTCATCCGGCAGGCTTTCGGCTATCGAGTACAGCCCGTACAGGTCAATGCTGCTTACCGGCTGCTCGCCCATAATCAGCCAGGTATGCGCCACCGCATCAGCGAACGAGCGCGACGGCCTCAGGGTGTAATCCACCATTTGCGTGTCGAGGTCGTATGTGATGGTGTGGCGCGTCACCAGCGCGTTGTATTTGCGCTCACGGCTGCCAAGAGCGTTCTCAGTCGCCCGGACTTTTACGCGCACCAGCGTGTCGGTCGGGTGAACGACGTTTGTCCTGATGTTGATGCTATGGATTTCTTCGACCTTGAGCAGTGACGCGTCGCCGGAGTTATCCGTGCGCTGGAAGCTGACCGCGTACTTTCCAAATCCGCCGGTCGGAGTGATTTTGTCGGTTCGGTAGAAGACTTCGCTGGTAGACTGGTGCGGCGTCGTCTGCCGGTACGTAAACGTCTGCTGAGTGCCCGGCACCTGATTGTAGTCATCGTCAATTTTCCAGATAACCACCTTCCAGTTCGTTTCCTTTTTGCCGCCCAGGCTGGACTGGGTATGAAGCCACAGCTGCGTAGACTCGACCGGGGAAAAGAACGGCCCAACCACCAGCGCCTCGTTATCGTTCAGGATGAACTTTGTGGTGTTGATCGTTGCGTTCGCCGGGATGTCCTGCGGCCCCTCCAGCTGGTTCATCGTAAACGTGTACCAGCGCACCGGGTTAACAACCGCGCCATCGTTTGTTTCAACGGCGGAGATCAGCGTACCGGAGAATGTCGCATCGGTAGTCACGTTGCCGGAGGCCGTGCTGTATGTCACGTTGATGGTGAAAGTCACAGCGTGCGGCAGAACCAGCCCCATGAAATAGTCGAACTCAGCCTGCTTAACGATTTTCATCGCTATCTGGCCGCCGGAATACGTTCCGCTGACCACCGTGTTTGCCGTTGCTGTTTCGATCGGGAAGTCGCTGGCTTCGTTCTGCCCGGGGACCTCCTGCCCGTCGACGTCATCGAACCCGTATCCCTCGACGATCTGCGGGATTACTTCGCCAGGCTGGAAGAACTGGAATTCGGCACCGGCCAGAGAGCCCAGGCTTGATTCTGAGTAGCGCACGGACTCATAATCGTATTTACCGATTCCGATGCACATCCACTCTGTAACGCACTTCAGGCCGCCGTCGGTGGACGTCTGGTGCACGTATTCGAATACCGACTCCTGAATCAGATCCGGGAACGAACGAATCTGCCCGTAAATGTCCGGCTTTGCCTTGTAAACGCGAGCGGTATTTGTCTGACCGGTCAGGCTATTGTTGGGCGAGTCGACGGTATTACCGCCGTTGTTTGCTATAGCGGGCTTCGGCGCCAGGAACGAAAACACCTGGCCAACTACTTTGAATATAGGGCTCAGGATGTCGCCGACAATGCCCTTTGGCTGGTCGAATATCTGGACGTGGTCCAGCTCGCTCAGCTCAAACGCCAGTTCATCCTCGTCACCCAGCTTTACGCCGTTGCGGACTATCAGCAGGTCGCGGTGGAAAGTAGCGTCATTGGCCGCCAGCCAGTCATAAAAAAGGGTGCCGTTTGGCACCCTGCAACGCAGCTTAGGCGTTCCTGGAAAATTCGATATCTCAACCAGCGCCATACGAAAAGTACTCCACTTTGGTGAATGCCCGCTGAATGACCAGCAATGAATCCTCTTTCACGCTTCCGTTTTCCCCGCGCGCATGAATGGCTTTTCGGTTCAGCACCAGGCCAACATGCGCCGGTTGCGCGCCTCGGTACCCGACGAATATCCCGCCCTCTACCGGTTTATCGACCTTGCGCCAGAAAACGACGTCGCCCTGATAGCAGGTGAAGAAGTCGGCCCCGGCTTCGTAGTCCGGCGTCTGGTGCAACTCAATGCCGAGTACGTGACGGTAATACAGAACCACCAAACCCCAGCAATCGACTTTCTCGAAAGAACAGGCCCTATTAGCCCACGGCACGCCGATCATCCTGCTGATAAAATCAGAGGTACTGAAGGCCAGTGTATTCCGTTGGGTCATAGAGCCTTCCGATGTTGTTGTTCAGCGGGTTGGTGACAGACAGAGTGACCGAGGCGGAGTCTGCGTCGATGTCCACCGTCTTGACGTAGAGCTGCCACGACTTAATCGGCACCGACACATCGCCGCTGTCGAATATCTGCCGCGTGGCCGTAATAGCTGTTAGCCGAGCCGCTCCCTTCCACTGCTTCATCAGCGCTTTGATGTCCGACGAAAGCCGCCCTAACTTTACCGTCGCGTCGATCACCGGCGTGCCACTCTGCTGGCTTTCTTCGATTTCAAAACGCGCTGGCGTATATGTCTGTCCGCCAAGCGTCTTCGGGAAGAACTGCTTATCGACTAGGCGGACGTAGCCAAAGGAGGGGTGGTGGAACGTGATGGTGTCGTACAGCCCGCGCGTCGGGCGCTGCTGCTTATACTCCCTGAAGCTCGGCATTACGGCACCCTCGGCAGTGATTCCGGATCGCGTCCGTCCGGATAGCCAGTCACCACGATATCAAGCACTGAAGGCCACGGCGGCGGCAGCTCAACAATTACGTCGTCAAACTCGTCGTCAGCGTTGTACAGATGGTTGGCAATAACGGTTCCTGTCCATGTCACCACCCCGCCGTCGATACTGGTTTGCACCGGCATCTGCGTGAAGTGAAGCTCCTGCAACTGGAGGCCGCTGCCGCCCAGATTGATATTCATCCTGAACCAGTTCAGGCCCCGGTTGAGATAGTTTGGGCTGCGTAGCCACTGCTGGAATGCTCGTTCCTCAGCCAGAGTGAAGATCCACGTCAGTGACCAGGTCACTTTCAGATCGTCAGTTTGATTCTCAAAGATAGCCGGTCCGACCGCTGGCTGATCGGTCTGGAACCCGGTATCGAGAGTCATGTTTTTGCTGGCCTTCTGAGCCAGCGGCAGCCAGTCGGGATAGTCGATAATTGGCATCAGCCCTGCCCTCTTGGCGTGCGTTTAACGTTCATGTTGCTGGTTATGGCGTTACTGATTGGCCCGCCGTTGTTCAGGTCAGCGACGATTAAATCCACAGTCACGCCGCCATTGCCGTCAGGACTGGCCTGCGCATCTATTGATGAACCGTTATAGTTCTGAACATTTAAGACAACGTTGATGCCTCCCCCACCCTGCATATCCTTATTGCTGATCACCTTGCCGTTGTCGCCCGGTATCATGTACTGCTTACCGGTACTGGCCTGGTAAATCTCAGGTTTCCCTCGCTCACCGACCTGATAAAGACCTCCTGCATTCACCGGGCCGCCATTGTAACGCATACCGGTTAAAGCAAGGCCCTGTGCCAGGCCTACCGTTGAAGCAATTCCTGTCATGGCAGGAACTGAGTTGGCCCCAAATGAAGCGAGGCTCGCCATGGCGGCGGCAGGAGCCCAAGCTGTAGCCAAGATTGCAGCCTGAGATGCTCCAGCAGCAGTAGCTGCTGCGCCCAATGTCTGCCCTATAATGAAGTTTTTGAGGGCCTCAACCCCAACCTGGACTAGCGCATTTACCACGCTGTTCAGCATCGTATTCCCGAGCGAACGCATAGCATCCTGCGCTGACATCGTTCCGGTGATCAGCCCGGTTAACGCATTAGATGCATTACCTGAAAACGCATCCACCGCGCTTGTCAGCATTTCATAACCAAGACCTTGTTGACTGAGCAATTGCCACTGAGCGGCTGTCATCTGCTCATTGAACTGGTTTTCCTGCGCAGTCTTTAAGGCAAGGTACTGGGCATCGGTAGCTGCCTTTGCAGCAACGAACTGATCGTAATTTATTTTCCCTTTTTGGTAACTTTGCTGGAGTATCGCCTGTTCCTGCTGCTGATATTGCTGCATCAGGGCTAACTTCTGGTTATTTTCGTTCACCAGTTGCTGTACCGGGTCAACTTCGGCTCGGGCAGAAGCTACCGGATTGACTGTGGCCTGGGCGTTAATCTTGGCGAGGTTATTCTGGTGCTCGAGCGCCATTTTCTCCGTGGCAGCGTTATACTCCTTGAGATCTATTTTCCCAGCGTTCAGTGCGGCCTTCAGATTTTGCATGGATTCGGCGTAGGATTTATTCTCCGCCTGCAAAGGGATTGCCTTAAGTGCTTCAGTTACCCCTCTGGCTGCCGCTGCTGCATCCCATGCTTTGGCGGCGTATTCTCCAGCCTCTTTAATCTGTGCTTGAGTTGCAGCGCTACCGAGTGACTGCTGAGCATTCAGAACAGCTTGCGCACGAGACAACTCACCCAAGCTTCCTGCGGAAAGTTGCGCCTTCTGTCTAAGCTCTTCCAGCTTTTCGTTAACGGTCTGCTGCGCCTTAGCATATTTTTCTGCTTCCTTTTCGGCCTGAGTCTTTTTCTTTTTGCCTGTACCAGCAACAGCCTTTATCTCGATCGGTTTTGTGTTTGCCGCGGTCTGTGATGCTTTGGAAACAGCGGCCAGGTCGCCAACCAGCATGGCGGCTTTATTGCTTAGCCCGGCCAGCGCTTTGTTTTGCGCCTCCCAACCATCAAGCCCAAGCCATGACCAGGTGCGCGCGCGGCGGGTAAACATTTCAGCGGTGCTGTTCAGATCCGATATCTGAGCATCCGCTGAGATTGCCTTCCCCACCAGCCTGTCGAGAGCAGCCGTCATCGAGTCGATAACCGCAACCAGTCCTGTGCTTGCGCCTGTCGCCTGGTTAACAGAGTCAATCATCGACAGGAATGAGTTTGTCAGCGCGGTATTGGCTTGAGCCAGAGTGCGAGGAAGTTTTTCGAACTCTGCATTTACTGAGCCGGTTTGTTTCTGGATGGCATTAAGCGCATCTTCTGCTGTCAGTTTCCCGTCCAACATCAGTTGACGCAGTTCGCCGATACTTACGCCCATCCCGGCGGCGATCTGCCGCGCCAGTTCAGGAATTTGCTCAAGGATGGAGTTGAACTCCTCAGCCCGGACAGTACCGGATGAAATTGACTGGCCGAACTGACGAAGAGCATTCGCCATTTCTTCTGTCGAGGATCCGCCAATGCGACCTATTTTCTGAAGTGTTTCGGTGAGCTGGATGATCTGGCCGTTTGTCGCTCCGGTATCGCGCAACGCAGTGCTGAGAGTCTCCCACAGCTTCGCTGTATCCTGTAGCGAACCACCCGTTGCCGAACTGATACGGATCAGATTCTGCATCGTCTGCGAGGCTGTTGTTGCGCTACCAGTTAGCCTCTCTATACGCGCGTTGAGCTGGCTCATGTTGTCAGCAGCAACGAGGAATGCCTTACCCCAGTCAACAACGAGTGAGGCGGCAATTGCCCCGGCGACGCGGTTGATATTCGTCTGCAACTCATCCATCTTTTTGGCTGCATTGGTCGCCGAGTTGCCGATGGAGTCGAGCGACTTATTGGCCTTTCCCTGCGCCTTGAGCAAGCCAGAAACATCGGCCTCGATGTCGTAATAAATCTCGCCTGCTTTTTCAGACATCACTTTTCTCCGGGCATAAAAAAACCCGCCGGAGCGGGTTAATTAATGAAATCCAATGATGTTGATATATTATAACATCATGGCGAATTTAAAATTTGCAAGATTCTTTGGCTTCTGAACTTTGCATTTCAGATTCGCCAATAAATTTAAAAATTTCACCAAAAGTAGCTTGTTCACCTTTTGTGGCTATGTGCACTCCGTAGACAGCTAGATCCATTGCAGTTCCGTCATTCTTTCTTCCAGAGACTTTAAGGCAAACATTTCCACTTCGAGAAGATGGATTGTCACGAGTATCAGGAATAAATTTTTCCTGTGAAAAAGATGTTGGCAATGAGATTTCAGTCCGGATTTCTTTTTTTCCTAACTCGATCAAATCCTGCTCAGAAAATTCAGAGGCACTGACATAGAAAGATAATAAACCTAATCCAAGGATAAAGACTTTTTTCATTTCACATCTCCTATTAGTTCTAAATATGCTACCAGATAGAGATGAAAACGATCATAGAACTACTCCAAATCCCCCCTACTAAAAATGGCTATATAGCTTTTTTTAAATTTTCGCGTTTCATCATTTCCTGCCAACGGCGTTCATCATCGTCCATAACCGCGTCGTACTCTTCCCTGGTGAAGCCTTTCTGGTCAGGATATTTGGCGTTAAGCATCATGGCAAATTCGGTCATAGTAAGGTTTTCAGCCTCTTCCCTGCTGATCCCGAAATGGTTTCTTGCCGCCATGATGTATTCAGTTGCATGGAACTCCGGTGTCGTTTCCTTGCTTTCGTGCTTCTGCAACTTACGAACCTTGGCCCGTCCGATAACGCCATGCATGATCAGCGACTGAGCTATCAGAATCAGGTTCTCATGCGGGAGAGCGCCACGGCGCCATACAAACGTTCGCCTTCCAGTGCGTGATGGCTCGTGCCAGCCTGTCAATTCAGAAACGTCCTCGTCACAGCAGGACTGAATGACGTTAATAGCCGAGAGCAATGCCTCGCGCACAAAAGCAGCTGAACTTGCTGCATCCAGAGCCCACCTCGGCAGGGAAATATCACCGAAGTAGTAAGCGTAAAATCTGCGCTGATGCTCAGGTATAGCACTGTGAATTTCCCTGGCCGCCTCAAGCATTTTCGCCACGTCGTCATTAAACAGCGCATAGAAAGTGCGGACGATATGCTCTGGCTCGCCGATCCGCGTCATGTTACGGAACGATGGCCGGAAGAAGTATTCCCGTTCGCCAGCACCAATCAGGCACTCGCCAATCTCTTTCAAGGGTGTCATATCGTTCTCCATAACCAGTATCAAGGGCAGCACGCCGCCCTTTGTAGTGATTACGGTTCGGCAGTCACGGTAACTGCACAAGTGTCGGTGAAATCACCGTCAGCAGTGGTAGCCGTAATAGTCGCGGTGCCCTCGGCAACTGCTGTCACCAGGCCGGTTGAACTGACAGTGGCGATGGATGGCGCCGAAGTCGTCCAGGTGATCGCTTTGTTAGTCGCATCGGTTGGTTGAACCGCGCCGCTGAGTTGTTGGGTTGCGCCAACGACAAGAGATGCAGTTACAGGGGTAACCTCAACGCCAGTGGCCGCGATGGAATCAGCTACCTCAAACACAACAGTGTCAGCGTCGTAGACCTTCCACTCTCCGGAGAAGGTGGAAATATCGTTGGTACCGAAGTCACCAGACCATGAGGTGGTGTTCATGTAGCCCTGGATGTATGTGCCAGCATCTTCGCCAGCAAAATCAAATCTAACCCACAGAGTCGGCTGTCGACCGGCTTGCAATTCATCGAAGATGTATTTGCCCATTCTCCAGGCGCCAATTTCTGTACTTTTGTCCCTCTTGCGTGCCTCGCCTTCACCAGAAATTGTAATGTCCATGTTATTGACCAGGTTCTCAACCAACGCCTTGGAATCATCAGCCTCGGAATTAATTGTGTTCATCGAATAATCAAAACCCTTGGTCGTCATAGCGCCGAGACGCTTCCATTCAGAAAGCGCTGGCACTGCGTCGGGGCAGCCATAGGCCATGCGTAGCACAGCTACTTTCCCGATCAGCTTGCCAAAATCATTAGCACAGCCTTGCATGTGTACCTCTCAAATAAAAAAGGCCGCCGGATGGCAGCCTGATGGGTTGGTGATGGGTTTATTCGCCGTAAACGCACATGAACTGGAGTCGGAAGACCAGGCGGCCCTCTTCGGTCGTGATGGGCGATGGAAAACCTCCTCGGTTTTGAATTAACCCAAGGCACTCATCGCTAACATCATTTTGGGTGGCGTATTCGATTAACTCCTTGGCTTTTTCCGCTGCTGCACGACGCTTATCCTTTGCGGAAATGACGTCTACCAGCACATAGAAATCCGAGCCAATATCGTTAAGAATATCCGTGCCACCGTTAGGTCGGAATACGATAAATGCATCGGTTAACTTCTTTGTATCATTCCAAGCCAGCATCTGAACGATGAAACCAGTAGTAAGCCCAGCATCAACAAAGAAATTGCGCACGCGCTCATACATTTCTGGCGTCATACTGAAAGCTCCTTGCGCATTACGGCATCAATCTGGCTGCGGGTGTCTTCAAAGCCTTTAGTGAGGAACTCTTTCTGCGCTGTGGCGCGGCGGAAGGTTTGAGGCACGTTCGGATCGTGTACGAAAACAGCGTAGTTCGCCGTGTATCCGACACGACCTGTCAGCCGAACGCCGTTGTTTATCAACTCCCGATACTGGCTATTCAACAGCGTCGAGGTGTCGATCGGCGTGTAAAGCGCGGCCTGGGAGCTGCCGATTATCATTGCTGACTGTAGCGCCCGGACAACCTTGCGCCCTTTCACGTCATTAATGATGCGATTTAGCCCGGCCTTCGACTGCTTAACGCCGCGCACTTTGATGCCCATGGTTTTCTCCAGGCAATAAAAAAGGCCGCCGGAGCGACCTATTCAGAGACTTTTTGCTATCCGCTCAAGCTCATCAACGTTCTCAATGAGCTTTCTAACCTCGGGTGGAAGCTGATCGGGAGGCGTGCGCTTAATCTGTTTGGACTTCTTCTCAGGAACCGGCGCAGCGGCGTAAACAGAAATAGCCACCGCCAGCACTGAGATAGACATTGTGAGCGAATCGATATCCATAAAGCCTCCGTAGTTAGATGCCTGTCAGTATCGCATAATCATCCGCCAGCCGCTCGAATGTGTCGGCATAGCGAATAACTTGCCTCACCTCGTCGGCACCGGCGACAACCGGGTCAGCTTCGGTCGATACGCCAATCAGCAGGTAATCCCCCGCGGCCGCCAGCGCAAACTCCGTCCAGACGGTATTCTTCACGACGATTTCAGCGCCAAGGCTGGCTAACTTCTTGCTGAGTCCGCCCTCGTAATCGCAGAGGATTTGCTCAGGTTCCGCATAGCCCAGCGGATCGCCGCATTCGTCATTGCCTTCCAGCTTTCGCCAGATGGTCGCCGTGGCGGTATAGCTCCAGTTCGCTACCGATGACATCAGCCCTCCTTCCAGCGCAGCACCTTCGCGCCAGTCGCCCGGATGCGCGGGCAGTTGATGAACCACTCGCCGTCCGATTTCACGTAGCCGGTAGTCTCCCGCCCGGTGTCGGTCATCACCCAGACGCGAGTGAACGAGCGCGGCAGCCCGTGCTTAACTGATTTGTACGTCATCACTTATCCCCGCACATACAGCCGCCCTTACCGATCCAGATACCAGCGAATGACGGGGTGGCGGTAGGGTCGGCAGGAATAAGGGAGGTTGCACAACCGTACTTATCCAGCCCCCGCAACAGGTTCACTGATGCTTTCCAGCGGTCGGTGAACGACTGGTACCGGAAAGAGCGCGACGCCCCGCTTGGAGCCGTCTGGCTGGAGATGTATTTATCCCCCTGCCCGAGCCCCATAAGCGACAGCAGATAGAGCTGAATCAACAGGGAGGTCGATGCAGGATAATGTGCATCGAGACACTCCTGAATACTGTTGGCCTGGTCGACGAGAGCCTGAAGAACAAAATCGGGAATGGTAATTCCCTGGCTCTCCAGATACTCCTTCGCCTGTTCGAGAGTTACCATTATCGACTCCGTGAAATACCCCGCCGGAGCGGGGCATAAAAAAACCGCCTTAGCGGCGGCTGTTATTCAGCAGGGAAAAGCTTTTCGAGTTCGCCATCTGGCAACAGCTCACTGAGCTTTTCAGCGCCCATGGTGCCTTTGAACTCAATACCCAGCTGGGTCAGGCGGTCCTGAATAATCTCTTTGCGAGATTTCTCACCGGTACCGGCATCAGGTGTCGCAGGTTTCAGCTCACCACCAACCTCGCCTTTCATCAGCCTGACGTTAGACTTCAACGCCGGGTGAAGCTCTTTCAACTCCACCACGTCGCCAACCTTCACGCCGAACCATGGGCGGACAACTTCGTATTTAGCCATGCTGTTTCCTTACTCCAGGTTAGCGCCGTAGACAACGCCGGACAGGCCCTGATCGTCTGCGGTGATTTGCAGACCTTCAGCCGACATAATCTGGAAGTTGTAGTTAACGTTAGGCAGTGGGCGCGGCAGTGGAACAACGCCGACAGCCATACCCACCAGTGGAGAGATCACGTCACGACGACGAACGTACGCGATAAACTCGTTACCGGTCAGCGCGAAACTCATTCGGATTTCTTTCACCGGCGCGAACGGCAGAACCGCCTGCAATACAGTGCCGCTTACAACGCCATTCACCACGTACGGCTGCGCCAGGTTTGCCCAGATTTCCGGGGAAACCCACATTACATCGTATGCGGCGACTTTGTTCGTGCGGGCGGTAGTACCGAATGCGCCTTTACCGAAGAACGCAAAGAGCGCGGTCATGTCGGCAGTAGTAAGGTCGATATTCGCGCCACCAGCACCGGAACCGAGGTTAATCTTCTTGGTGTTTCGGTGGTTCTTAATGCCCTGCGCCGGGTAGGACTGAACCTGAATTTTTGAATCGCCATTCAGGTAGTAGTTGACGCGCTTCTGGTTGAACTTACGCATCTTAGCCATCTGCGAGTCCAGCACCAGATCAATGCCTACAGAGTTAAGGCCAGCAGCATGACGCCAGTTAACACCGTAACCAGCAGTGAACACCGGAATCGGGTCGCCGTCGCTCGCGTAGTCAGTGTGGTCGAAGGAGAACGGCGCCTGACCATCGATGCTTACTGACACGTCATCGGCGATGTCGCCAACCACGTTATACAGCTTGGCGGTTTTACCGACCGGCAGCACCGTCTGAACGCCGATCAGGTCGTTCACGATTTCCATGCCAACTTCCTGATCCCGCAGTTGCAGCACCTGGTTGTCAATCTCAGCCCAGAAGTCACGGGAGAAACCGCCCACTGCGTTACAGGCCAGCATGTCAGCAGTCATCATCGCGCGGTTAGCTGCAATGATGGAATCGTTCTGTAGGTTCCACATGTTGCGGTTTGCCCACAGCTCACTCCAGTGCCCGCCAAGGCGGGAGTTAGTCGCCAGCGTCTCTTTTGAGAAGTACATATGTTTTTGTCCTTTTGTTACGCGCCAGCAGCGGCGGCAGTGCCAACACGCATGCGCACGCGGATGAAGTCGGTGGTGCTGGCCGCGATGGTGTATTCATCCTGGCTGTATCCGATCACTGAATCAGTGTCATCGGTTGCCAGGGTAAACTGACCGGCAGCGCCCAGCTTGATCGGGCTGTCTTTTTTATACGCACCAGGCAGGCAGCGCAGCGCCAGCTCACGACCTTCTTCGACGTAGTTACCTACTGCCGAATCCCCGGCAGGGATTTCTTCGGTGATTGTCAGGCCCTGGTGATAACCGACATCGATGATGTACAGGCGGCCGGTTAGCGCAGTGGCCTGAGCGAATTTATCTGATGAGTTGATGGTTGCGGCGGTACCCGGAAGTAGCGCTGCGGCCGTAGTGCGAGTTTCGGTCTTGTACAGAGACTGACCGTCGATATTAACGCGACGATAACGTGGCATTATTCCGGCTCCTTACTTGAAGTGTTCGTCTGCGGCAGGTGCGCCGGTTTCTTTGTGCTGCTGAGCATTGTTGGTGCCCAGCGGAGCAGCTTCGCCCAGCGACTTGAACATTGCGTCCAGGGCATCGCCAGAAAGCGCGTTGGCCACAATGTCACCATGGACCTTAGCAACCGCATCACGCTTGGCTTTCTCTTCAGCGCGTGAATTGGCGGTCAGGGTGTCAGCGAGTTGCTTCTGGTTGGCCTGTAGCGCATCAACCTTTTCCGCAAGAGGCTTAATAGCCGCTTCAGTATTGGTCGCAACAGCCTGGCCGATCATGCTGCCGATTTGTTCCAGTTCTTCTTTGGTTAAAGGCATGTCGCCCTCCGTTTTGTGGTTTGGTGCAGGCTGTTCCTGCGGTGTGAATAGAGCTTTGAATTTGTTAGCGACGACTGCGACCCACGACTCCTGGCGCGCTACTGCGGTGCCGGTATCGTCGAAGGTGATTACGCCGCCCTCAGACTTGTAGCCAAACACCTCAGCGCTGCCGCCGTTGCGGATGATTACAGCTTGCGAGTCAGTGAAATCAGCAACCCATGCGTATTCATCCGCGCCTGCCGCAAACTTCGCTTTGGCTGCGCGGTCAAGACGCTGTTCACGCTCACGGTAGGATTCACCCACCAACGCGCCTGAATTAGCCCTCAGAGGCTGCGCGAGGTCTGCGTTGACCATCAGGCCAACGCCCTGCTCTGGTGTCGCCGCGCCAACCTCATGCAGCAGAATGGCGTCATGGTCCATGCTGTGAATCTTCGCCACCCACTCGGCGCCCGTAGCTCTCTGTTGTTCGTTAGGCTCAAGCTGGTCGAGGAAAGCGGCGACACTGGTATGAATGGGCGGAACGTCATCGCCACGCTCAATAGCTGCGACGCGCTCAAGTAGTTCTCGCCCGCCTTCCGACTCTTCAGCTCGAGCCACATCCACCCATTTTTCTACGTAGATACGATTGCCGGACTTCTTAACGTTACGGTTCCACGCGCCTACGTAGCCGACGTTAAGACCTTCAGGAGAGAAGGCCGACACGAACTGACCGTTAACCTGTGGATGACCCAGCGGCGCGAGCGTGCCTTCCAGCCCCTGATAGTGGGCGTTGATTTCATCTTCTGTGTACAGCCCGCCATTCATGACGACGTTCGCCGGCAGCGTATAGCTCGGCAGCACCAGATGCTCACGACCGTTATGTGTTTCGCGCCGGATAGACTGGCTGTTCACCTTCGTGGTGATGTTGACCTGAATATGCTCACCATTTTGCGGTGCCGGGATTGGACGCTTTGCTTCGTGGTTTACCTGGAATTTCATAGGTTATTTCTCCGCCCAGGCGTAACCGCGCGCCTGCATCGATTTATATTCCTGTTTGAGTTTGGTAATGGTGTCCGGGAACTGAGGTTTGCCGTCGTCATCGACCAGAACTGACTGCTGGCTGCATTTGCAGTTGATGGAGTTGCCATCTTTGCTGTACCAGGCACGCACCTCTTCGTTGGTGTAGAGGTGGGCATGGCGCACTGCGTGGGTATGTCGGGTTGTCGGTGACAGAGCCGAGATGTGAACCAGAAGCGTTTTAAGGCCGTAAAGGTCATTCGCCTCCTGGTCTTCATCCCACTTAGCCCGGCGCAGCGCGGTAGTCACTTCAGTTCGTGCTATACGGTTTGCCCGGCGCTTCTCGATGCCGGTCTGGTCTGTCAGGTTGCGGGCAATGTCCAGCGGATTGAGACCACGGCCCACGCCATCAGTCAGCACACGCGCCATGTCGCGCTTAACGTCAGCCGTCAGCCCCTTCATTTCCTCAAATACACGCGCATGCACCAGCGCCATTCGTTGCTGGTACGGGTCGCTTGCGAGGATGGACGCCAGCGACTCACGACCAGCGGCGTACACCGGCGACTGCTGGCTGAGGTTGTAGAACGACTGCCCGGTCCCTTTCTCCGACGCCAGATCGATGTACTCGTAAAACCACAGGTCGTAATCGCCACCTTCAAGCAGCACCTGATCAACCAGGTAACTGGCATCGTTCAGTATGATGGAGAGTAGCGTTGGGTTTAGCTGGTATTCGTATCTGGCGTTTACTGCGAGGGAGGAAGGTATTTTGTCGAGTGCTGATTTGTACGCCTTGCCAATCTTATTCATCCGCCTGGCGAAGTCTTTCATTGCCCGTCGTTCCAGCGCATCGGCTCCGGTCGGATCCTGATAGTTACGCGGTAGAATTGGTGGCTTCGTCTTATTCGTCGCCATCCTCTTCTCCTAACGGCTCTTCGTCGTCATTGTCATAACCCGCAGCTGTACGAATCTCTTCACGGCTGAACGCTGGTTCATCACCGCTGCCCTGCATGGTCTGGTTAATTTCTCCCATGGTCTTGGCGTTAGTGAGCTTCTCAGTACCGGTCTGTTCGTTAAGGTCATCCCAGATAACAGCCTTCTGGCTGACTGAGTCTACGATTTGTAGATCGATAAGCTTGTCGCAGAAGTCCTCTATTTCGAAAGAGAGGTCTACGCGTCGCGACTGACAACGAGCATTAAAGTATTTCTGGTCTTCGGTGCTGGAGCGCTCGGCCTGCTGATTACCAACCAGAATGCGCGTCGGGATATCAACACCGGCGGCAGCCGTTTGCAGGTTTACGTTATAGGTTGGAGACGGATCAGAAACCGGAGAAACGAGGGAGGTTACGCTGGCCCCCTGGAGAGAAAGCAGCACATCATTTCCGCGATTCATCTCGCGAGCAGCGTCATTAAATTTATCCTGCAACTCATCTACTTTAACGCCGTACATAGATGCAATGCTGCCAAAGTCGATTTCCTTGTCGAAACTAAGTGCTAACTGGCGAGCGGCGTTCTTCAGGAATGACTCACCAGACCCGCCCTCTACCTTCTCCAGGCTCACAAAGGCGTTATAAGCTGGCTCAAGGAAGCCAATAGCATCGTCTGAGTAATCACCAAGGATGAAAACGCGGTCGGGATGGATATTAACGCGGCGGCTTGAGCCATTCGGCAAGCGTTCGGCGTACTGCCACATTTTCGGCTGACCGTACGTATTCGAGTTCAGGCCAGTGTCCCACTCGCTCACCGTGAGCGATCCGGCCCACGCCACAGATATTTTCTGAAGACCTCGCCCTTTGGTAACCGGAAGGCTCCAGTCTTTTTCGTCGCGGATGTGCAGAAGGATTCCTGCATAACGACCGACAAGGCGACGGCGATCCGCCTCGGCAAATGAGCGCCAGAACCGGTTGTTGAATACCTGCTTTGACTTGTTTTCCCAGGCGGTTTCGTTTTCGCTCTCGTCGGCATCGTCACCCTCGATGATTTCCGGGTTAGTCTGCCAGCATTTGCCCACCAGCTTCTCAACGGCACCGTGAGCGATACCACCGCGACGGTACAGGGCGTAGAGGTTTTCGTAGGTGACCTGCTCAGGGAAGCCATACTCGCACCATGCTGAATGGCGCTTATTGTCCAGCCCCATTGTAGGCGCCATCACCCCCATACGGGCGCGAGCCATCCGCGCATCGTTCAACGCATGGTTGACGGCGAGAGTTAATTTGTCAGTCATGGTTTGTCCGTTAGCGATTTTTAGGTGGCGGCAATACTTTTCCTGATTTGGCTGTTCGTGTTGGCTGATATCCGCTCAAAGGTTTAGGCTTGCGCCTGGGAGGAATAGGAGCAGCATGACCTGTCCAGCTCATCACAATCACAAACGCCACTATAAGAAGCGCAACGAGCGACGCTATTAAGGTCATGTTGCATCCTTTACTTGGATTTATGGCAATAAAAAAGGCCGCCGAGGCGACCTATCTTTGTTTGGTTTTGTTATTCGACCTCACACTCTTCCATGTATGCGTAGTTGAGAGAGTCATTCTTGAGCGTTGAAAGCTTTTCTTCTGCTTTTTCTTCAGAGGAGTAGACACCTTCGATAGCTTCCGACGATTCGTACGGAGTGCCTGAGATTACAACCCATACTTTCATGTGAAGCTCCTACTTTCCAAAGCAGTCCATCATCACAGCAGCTTCGTGAAACTTTTGCGCCTCAGTCTGCGCAACGTCAGGAAGAACAGGGAAACTCGCCTGCTTAATTTTCTCAAACGGCAGAAAGTAATCGCGATTTAAAGTTTCTTCACCATTTTCATCAATCACGGTGAATGAGATGCGAACAGTATTGTTAATCTTTGCTTTGCTCATACACAACCTCGTCTTAGTTGCTCGTCAATGTAGGAGTGGCAGGCGGTGACGATGCCGCTCTTCGGGAGCTACCCTAGCCACCTATTACTCAGTTTAACGCCCTTGCAGGCGCTTTGGAATCATCATCCCTGCCATCTTGCCCTTGCGCTTAATGTGACCGTCGAGGCTGTAGCGGATACCGTCCCAGCAGTGCTCATAGCCATCGGCGAGCTTCGGTAACACCTCGCCGGTGATGCGGTCAGTTTTATACGACCACATACGGGCCTCGCGCGCCACGTTCTTGCAGCGAGGATGGATAATGATTTCGTCGAAGCCGCGAAGATGGGCGATCCCGTCCTCAACGCTTCCCTGCCACTTCTCGGCAGCTGAGATGTTGAAGCCCTGCCGCTTGAGATAGCTGATTGTCTCAGGGCGCGCAGAGTCGGCCTTGATGGGCCAGTCTCGCGCGCCTGGAATCGTGTCGTACAACTCCGGCATGTGATCGAGCTCAGTTTGCTGACCGTACGCCTCGTATTCGATGTACAGCCGGTTATGCAGGATGAACGAACGCACCAGCGTGTTAGGGTCTTTGGCGAAACCGAAGTCAGCACCGAAGAACAGGCGCTCAGCTTCTTTCCAGAGGTTTTCCGAGAACTCAGCGATCCGGTATTTCCCGGACAGCACCTGTTTATCGGAGTTTTCGAGATAGGCACCTTCCCACACCCATGCGTAAGTTGCCGGGTCTAGGCGGCGCTGATCGTTCTGTCGCTCACCTTCCAGCACGTCTGGGAACCACGGGTTATCCGTGTAGTTCATTTCAACGGTGATGCAGTCGTCACCAGCTTCTTTACGGAAACGCTTATCCGTGGCACTACCGTCGCGCTCCGGGTTCCACGTCACCCAAATCTCTGAACCTTCCTCACGAACGGTAGGGCTCAGCTTCTGCCAGGCTATTTCGCTGACTGATTCGGCCTCGTCGACCCAGCACAGCAGGATGCGCGCTTTCGACTTGATGCTGTCGAGGTTATGCCGCAGACCACAGAACACGTAGTTAACACTCTTGTCGATGGTGCGGATGTACTTCTCGCCGATATCAAAGTTGGAAGCCAGCCAGGGGACAGACAGGATCGCCTGTTTCACCTCCTGCATGCTCGATTCTTCCAGAGAGTTCATGAATTCACGCGCGCAGAGCACCACGCCGCTTTCACCGTTCATCATCGACTGATACGCCTTTACGGCAGTCATCAGGGCAAATGTGCGCGTCTTGGCGCTGCCACGTCCACCGTGCGAGCACCGGTAACGCTTATTCACCGCGGTGAACAGTGGCGCAAGCTTCGCGGGGATCGGCAATTGAACGGCGTTACTCATGCTTTGGCTCAACAGGCAGTAGCTGGATGATTGTTGGCTGCGGCGTCATGCTGCCATCAGGGCTTGTATGCTCGACTTTCTGGCGATTAGAGTAAGCATCGCCCATTTCTTTGGCGGCCTGCTCGATAAGTTGAGAGGTCATGCCGTAGTTCTTCATCTTTTCAGCATTGGTCGCCATTCTGTCGAGAACACGCAACCGGTACGCTTTATTTGCGATCGGTATGTCGGCGATCTCATTCTGGAATCGTTTACGGGTGGTATTGAACAGGTCGATCCACTTCTGGCTCAACTTGGCCGCCATTGCGTTGCCTGGCGTATATTGCGACACCTGCTGCCGTGAGACATCGATGCCGTATTCAGCCTTTACAAGCTCAATGACTTTTACTGGCGGCTCGTAGCAGGCGAGCGATTGAACGATGAAGGCTTTAACCTCTGTCGATAATGCTGCCATCGGTTACCTCCATGACAATCCTAATAAAGTCTATGCCAGCTTCAACATACACGTCCCGCATGACCTGGCTATATCGATGTGAGCCACTTCTGCTGGCGCATTGGCCGCATCAACGAGCTCCTGTACTTCTTTGCTGGCACCGTATCGACGTACGACACCAGTGAATTCTTCGACATCATGGCCGCGCAGTGTGAGCACTGGCTGCCCGGTCTCTTTTTTGAACTTTGGCGCGCCGAAATCATCCGTGGCCTGTGCGATGTGGTAAAGCTCATGCTCTACCAGTGCACAGAATTCGAGGTCATTGCATTGTGAGCAGTAATCAGCCGCCAGCGTGATGATGAACTTCGGGATTCGCCCGAACCATTCATGCATCTGCTGTTCCATTCTGGCTTTCTGCCAACCACCGGCGCGGAGCATTACCTGTTCGGCCTGCCCAAGGACATACCGTCCTTTCTTCGCGAACGAGTCAGACGCCCACATAAAGCAGAGGTCAGCCTCTAACAGGTGCACATGGTCGGGGTTATGGATGCTGCCGGAATCGCTGAGGATTTGGCGGCTTACCCACTCATGCACTTCATTTGCGGGAATGAGCCGGGTGTATGGCTGCCAGCTCTCGGAGTCGATGAAGTTAACTGGCGGATATGGCCTGCGTTCGTCATCGTTAGCCATGGATTACTCCGTCGTTTGTTCTGCTGGCTGCTCTACAGGCTCAAACAGGAAGTCATCAATGCTGTCCTGGCTGAAGTAGCGCCATTTGCCGTCATCCATTGCCAGAGCGACATAGCCATTGACGATCTCAGGCTGGCTGCGGGTCATGAGCCCCGTAAAAGACTCTTTGGATTTTTTGGTGATTGTGATTCTGTAAACGGTAGCCATTTCGTTCTCCACGTGTCGCAGCTGTTGCCCTGCTTCTCAGAAGTGCTTAGCCACTTACGGCTTACCCGTCAGCAAGATGTGATCACCATCCTTGCGGGGTTACACAGATCATTATCGAAGCCCCTCAGTGAAGAGCTTCTGTAATGTCATTCAGCTTTTACAGCTTCGATGCTGAAGCCGTGAATGATGTTGAGCGGTACGCCGTGGGTGTCCAGTCCATTTTTAATAATCAGCACCCCATCGCGAATGTCTGGCTCATTGGTGCTTTGCCAGCCGACCTGCTCAGGTGCCTTTCCAGAATCGTGACCATCCTTAGTGAGGAGCATTACTTTCCAGCCCTTGATTAAAGTACCCATTGTGCTATTTCCCCTGGGTCTGCTTATCCCATTCCTCACGGAACCTGGATGGATTGTCGAAACCTTCACTGCACTGGTTGGTTTTCGTCACTTTGCCCCCTATTCTTTTGTTTTCTGGCAGTTTGCCTGCCACGCTTTGTTATGCGCCAGGATGTCGCGTTTCGTCTGGCGGTCAAGAACATCAATGTCGTGATCAGTAAGGTAGATTGGCTTTACCCAGTCACAGGCTGTATCAACCACCACCGGGACGCTTCCACGTGTCACGCAGCTCGCGATCAACATCGTCATCAGGCATGCGGTTAACATTCTGCTGTACATTGCTGGCCTCTTTCGTTGCTTCTACACGGCGTTCGGCTACTGACTCAATGGCTGCGGCCTTTTCTTCTGTGCGCTGCTGGTCGGCTTTTTCTTCAGCATCTTCACGCCCGCGAAAACGGCCCAGACCAAAGGCACCAAGCACCATCAGGATCGCAACCCCGATTGCCGCCAGTACAGATTTAAGTGTCGTCATAGGCTCACCCGCTCGCGCATCCAGCCATAAACGAATGACTCGTTAGCCGGTCGCTGTTCTGCCAGCTCAAGATAACGCTGGCCCTGGCTACAGTTCAGTGCGCGAAGCAATACGATTTCCCCTTCTCCGCCTCGTTTCGCCAGGAAGGACTTCAGCGCGCTGATGCTACGCGGGCCGATCTGGCCGTCGGCGATCAGATCCGGATAGAACTGCTGCTGGTTATTGAAAACGTTCAGCCAGCGCTGGAACCATTTAACCTGCACCGATGGCCCCATGTTCACACCGGTATCGCAAAGTTCGGCGGCAATGGAAGGGGATACTTCTGCCACCTGGTCAAAGCGCGGGCCATACCAGTAATCAGACTCAAGGATCGCCAGAGCCTGCTCACGTGTAAGGTTTCGCATATCACCGGTATAACCATGCGCGCGTGCAGTTGCCTGAGTAATTCCCCAGTTCGTTGGTCCGCCCTTATCATTCGGGTGATCAACATAACCGCCCTCTTTGCCGAGGATAGTGTTAAAGATATCGTCTTTGGTCATGGCTATTCCGTAATGACGACCTTCGCCAGGTTCCCGCGTGCCAGCCACACCGCCATGCAGATGACGGAGTTAAGCAGCAGATCGCCGAGGTTAACCTGTACGTAGTGGCCGAGCAGAATGTTGAAGGCGTTGAATCCGGCGGCAAGGATGACCAGATAGGCCAGCACCGCGACACTCAGGCGATGACGCTTTCCCTCTTTTCGGAAAAACATCAGCCTGACCATGATTAACAGGCAAACTATGGCGTTTGCATCCATCAGAAGAAGCTGCCATGTCATTTATCTTCCTCCCCCAGCCCTGGCATCTTCCCGCTTTTGGATTTGCGGAGAATACGCAGCAGGACTGCCACGGAAATGGAAGCAGTGACAATTGCACCGACAGCTGGCGATACCTCAATGCTGGCCGGTGGCTTCATCAGGCTTAACGGCGTGTTGATGATTCCGGCCATGATTTTCGCCATGGGAACGGAGAAGAACACGCCACTGATAAACGATATCAGCGCAAAGATAGCCTGCTTCCAGAGTTGATGGGGATCTGAGGTCAGAACGTATAGCGCCGTTCCGGCGAGTGATCCGAGCATCACTGCTGGAGTCGCCTCCGGAAACAGCGTGGCAAAGGTTACACCGACTGATGACGATGTAAGACCAACGCCTACGATAGTGAAGGTCTCAGACATATTTATTCCGTGTGTAGTTGGTTCAGGCCCTCGGGACGATTTAACAAGTAGGCGTGTCGATGATGGTTCCCGGAGCCTGAAAATAAAAAAGCCAGCGACAGGCTGGCAATGTGAGGGTAAGGCAGTGTCGGCTCTCTGGCCGAAGGGTCCCAGGTAGTGGGTTTGGTTTGTGGTGGCCGGCGCTGCTATCCGGCATTCACGGCTATCGCTTTACGACGCCATCAGGACATTCACCACAACGGACAGAGCACTCATGACTCGCATCATGTGGCGCAACCCCACGGCAGGGAGTCGAACCCTACAAATGCTCTTTCCTGTTGTGCACTCCGTTTCGTGGAGCGGACGGCATAACGTATTCGCGAATTCAGTTATGCACCTGATGCAAGATAAAGCCGCCGAGATGACGACTTGTTTTGCTGATGGCTCGCCTGGCTGGATTCGAACCAGCTACCAACCGCTTAGAAGGCGGTTGCTCTTTCCTCTGAGCTACAGGCAAATAAAAAGCCACCGGCGTTAACCAGTGGCTTGATGTTTATATGCGGTTCTATGGCTGAGCCTCCGACTTGACGCATCCCAAGTCCTCATAACGGCTTATCTCAGCTAGCCTACACGTCTTTCCGTAGTGTCGGCAGACCGCTCAGCATGCGATGGTTGGAGTCCCAGACGAACCGTCGAAGTTACCAACTAGGCGGTATCAATGGTGAGCACCGCCTCTGTTATCTCACCACTCCGCTCTTTCGCCTTTGACGTCCGAGCATACCTGAAAATATACACTTCTATTTCGCCAAATCAAGTTATTTGAGAAATATTTTTCATTTAATCAGCAATTATAGAAATCTCATTCTCCATTTCGCGCTTCATTGCATAGAAAAATTCTGCTTCGAATACTTTTTCACACCAGACAACCCGGCGGCGGCAAGCCTGGATATCTAATCCGGTGATCAGGTGCATCTTCCTGGCTATATCTTGCGTGCAGTTGCGTTCGCAGTATCGTTTAATGGCGTAATCGCGGACTGGGCTTTCACGGTGGAATAACTTGACCATCACCTTTTCAACGAACGCTGCATCATCTGATTCTTTGGCGAGAGCGATGATGTTGCTGGTAGAGGATTGAGGGATGACCAGTTCGCGAGCTTTCTTATAGAGTTCCTCACCTCTCAGCGCCCCACCCTCGTCGCTATAAAGCCAGTTGACCATTCTCTCGATGTGTCCACCCATATCAGGATTCCATTGAGTCCGGATCATCAGGCGGCCAATAACGTTAACAGCGCCAGCTGGTGAGTCATCGCCGCGATTAATTCTGCCCCACACTGACATCATGTACTGCACCCAGGCTCGTTGCTTGGTTGTGATGGTCTTCTTAGGATGCTTCCAGACACGCCGGAAATGGGCGTCATCGACAAAGTTAACCATGGTGTAAATTGGTGTGAGCTTTCTCATTACGCGGCTTCCTTCTGAGGCTGGTTGGTTTTGGTCTGGCTGTGCTTTGCTACTGGTAGCATGCTGGCGCGCTTAACGCTTTCTGCCTGGTACCGGAGGAAGTCGGCGTGGTTCATGCTGCCTCCGCCATTAGCTGTTCGTACGTCAGGTAAAGGCCCCAGCAACTGAAATGGACGTGCGCTTTCACTACAGCTTTTTCCTCATTGTTCCAGCGACAAAACCAATTGATTGCGCCGGATACCTCGCGCTCTATCTGGTGAGCTCCATCAAGATGGATCGGATACACCACGTCATCAAAGACAGCAGCGGTAGTCATTGGGTACTGTATTTTGCTCATGCTGCGTGCTCCTGTTGACGTGCGCGGCGCTTCTCCAGCGACCGGGCTTTGCGGGTGAATATGGATTTGATGCGCTTCAGATATGGGATATCGAACCGGCGCGGCTCGTTGTTAGACTCAAGACGCTCAACTCGTTCCAGGCCAATGCGGTCGATAAGACGGATGCGATACTCGACAGCATTGCCGCTCAACTGGCGATTACAGCGTGTGCAGGCACTATGTACGTTGAATGTGTTGAATTTCAGATGTGAGGCCGCACCACGCGAACGGTAATGGCTGGCGTCAATGGCGCTTCCAGTTAGGTAATTGCTTTTGCCAATAAGTGGATTGCCGCAGCTGACACATGGCTTACCTTCATCGCGGATCCTGATGTAGCGATTGAAAGCTGATTGAGCCTCTTTATCCCACTGAGATTTAGATTTGAGTGACTCGCGCTTGGCCTTGCGGCGTTTGCGCCCGGCCTTCTCTACCTCTTTCTGCTCCTTGATTCGCTTAGCGGCGGCTTTCACCTTCTCCTTTTCGCGTTCTTCCATTGCGAGGATTGCGCCGTGTTCCGGGCAGCACCAGCGGATCCGAATATCATGGAACTTCGGCACGAAGTATTCACCGCATACTTTGCACTTACGGCGGGGGGGGCTTCGCCTGGGGTTTACCCCCCCTC